CTTGTACTTCTACTATTTCGTTTTCCATTATAGTTCCTGTTTACTGGGGCCACCGTAGCCTGTGTTGCAGGGGAGTGGGTAGGCCAGTTCTAAGTAGCTGGTTTACGTGCAGCTAGACCACGTTTAGTTTTAGGCTCTAAGATTGAACCTAGTGCAGTTAAGTCTGGACCTAGTACCTTTGCTAAAACAACACCTAAAGGTGAGGTTTGTAAAGAAGCTAGTGTAGACTTTTCCTCATCAGATAATTCAATAACACGTTCACGTACCTCATCAAAGAACTCTGCATATGTATATGTATCTTCTTCCATTTATTTGCCTATCTTTTCTTTTATGATACCAGCAATGTACACTAATGGATGTACAAATTTACACCAGACATTACCTATTAGGTTATCTTTAGCTTTACCTTTAGTTAATATGTAACGTAAATGTTCTGTTCTATGTTTTGCTAATGCTGCACCTAACTTAGTTAGTATAGAACTATTCTTCATACCTCTAACGTATGGTTTGAATAACCAATGATAACCCACTTGGTGGTAAGGTGTCAAGTGCTTTTCTTGATATACATGCCAAATTTTCATAGTATGTTGCCAATCTACCAGTTGTGTTTGGCGATACATTTCAGTGCAAACAATTTTAGGACCGTCACTGCCATCTTCTTTATCTCCACCATATCGTTTACCAATATCAGCAGCATTAGCTTTATTAAATTTATCTACCCCAGCTTGCCCTTCAGCAGCTCTAACTTTAGCTCTGTCACTACCACGTTTAGTTGCTTTAGCTTGGTCTTGGCGATTGTCAGCTTCACGCTTGTCTGCCTGTGTACGATACAACACACCATCATTACCACGCCTAGCACCTACTTTTGCAGGTTCAATGCCTAACGCACGTTCTAAGAAGTTAGCCTGTGATAATCTGTCATCACCAGTAGGTGCTGCTTTACGTGTGCCTTTGCTAGTACGTTTTGTAACAATAGATGGTTTAGTCTTTGCTTTAGGAGAACCTGAAAATTTACCTGTAGCTGTATCAGTAGCTAAAGAAGTACTTGTAGGGGTAGTAGGGCCATCAAGGTCATTGGCATAGTCTGTTCTAAATACATTTACAGTACCGTCATCAAGATCACTTTCAAAATCTGGAAACACACTATTAGTTTGTGCAGTAGCATAATTACCAACACCCGTTGCTTTCTTAATATTTCTAGCTCTGCCCTGAGTAAGTTGACTGTTTGAAATTTGAGGACCATCAATGCCACTACCCGAACTACCATCTATACTATCACGTGGGTCTTCAAATGCAGTAGAGTCTTCACTTGGATCACCACTTGCATTTGACTGTGCGACAGCTACAGGTACTTGTTGTGCTACTGCAGGTGGTATACTAGCTGTAGCCATTGCATCATAACCTGATCCTGCAGTATTCTTAGCTATATTCGCATTGTCTGCTTCATTAGCTAATACTTGTCTACTATTTTTTGGGGTTACAAACGTAACACCTCTAGGTTCCCTGCTTATACCTGTTTCCGTAACAGCAGCAGCTTGTGCGTTAGCACCTAATGGATCACCTACAGGATTAGCACGTGGTATTGTAGAATAGGGGTTTATCTCTGGCCCAAACATATCAGGTGAATCCCCTAAACCAGCAACATCTACATTAGATTCTGGTATAAAACTATCACCTCTAGCATTTGCTATACGCCGACCATAATCTGTTTGTGGGCCAAATGCTGCATCTGTTTGTTGACCAGTAGTATAATCAGGTTGAAATGTGCCTCTTTCTGCAGCATTAGTTGCAGCTTCAGTAGAAGCTGGATATTTTTCACCTAACAAACTATTAAGTTTTTTATCGCCATAGACGGGGAGCAATTTTCCAGTAGCATCTGTTTGAACTTCACTATCATATACTGCCATATATCTAGGATCACGGACGTCCCCCATTATTTGTCTATATTGAGCATTAGTATTATATACATCACCCGATAACTTTAATTGTTCTTCTGTTGGATAAATATTTTTAGAATCAATGCCCATTTGCATATCTGTTTGTGCTATAGGCGGTACCTTCAAAAGTGGCAAAGCATCTGCAGGTAGTTGTGTTGTTAGTGCAGCACCACTGGGTTCTACTTCATCAATTATTCCAGATGGCGGTGTGCTAGTTTTACCAGCAGCCGCTGCGCCTTCTATTAAAGAAGTAGGTAGAGGCATATTATCTTCACCAACAGGAAACGCAACACTTTGTTCGTTTGTTACAGGTGGAGGTGGCATAAGTGAATCTGCAATCCGACCAGTTTCTAATCGTTTATTAAGTATATTCCTTGTTAAATCAGACGTTGGGGCAATTCCTGCAAGTTGTGCTAATCTTATATCTGATTTAATTCCAAAAGGTACATCGTCAAAAGTATTCATTGGTAATGCTGTTGGTCCTGCTCCAACAACTTCAGAAGTAACAGGTTGTCCTTTTGCAACTGCCTCTGCACCCCGTTTAAAAGTAGCTACACGCCCATCAGGTGCAGCAGTAGCAGCAGGTGCTTTTACAGTTACACTACTACTAACAGCAGCATTTACTACTTTATCAACATCTTCATCTTTAACTCCAAACAATCCACTAATAGAATTAACAAATCCTTTACCAAATTCTACAAGTGCATTTTCTTCTTTAGGGTCTACTGTTGTTTGACCGTAAACATCCGTAAGAGTTTTTGCATAGGCTCTTTTTTCTGGGCCATTTGGCATAGCTGCATAACGAGCGTAGCCTAATTCTTCTAAGTTACGTGCGTCAGCATTCATTATTGCCATACTAGCAAGACCAAATGGTCCCATCATTAAAGCAATTCCTTTTGCAGCAGTTTTACCTGCTTTAGCACTAAAGCTATTTTGTTCATTTATAGTTGAAAATAATGTAGAGTTATTCATAGAAGCATAGTCAGGGTCTACTTGCAATTCTCTTGGTGTATCTGGACCTTCATCATCGCCACCACCACCACCAGAAGTTTGATAGCTATAGTTGTTAGCTGTCTGAATAGCTGCTTGTACTGTGCTAGGAGCAGTGTTAGCAGGTGGTGTATACAATGTATAACCTGAAGGTATTTCTGTAGTAGCCTTGCCATTTACTGATGTAATAATAATAGAGTTACCATTAGCGTCACGGTATTCTTTCATAGTCACTACAGGTGTCTTCATAAAGTCATTATACACAATAGGTGTTGTAGTAGTGCCACCAGTAGTACCACCACCCATCGTAGGCACGGCTGCAGTCTGCAGTGTTTCCCTTTGTGGTACAAATCCACCTTCAGCAAACTCCATAGGCTCACCCTGCCCACCAACAACAATAAGATCAGCCATGTCAAAGGGCATATCATCAGACATAGTGGCTTCTTCACTATTGCCCATCTGTCCCATAGACTCCATCTTTCGTAAGCCTATCTTAGCTTCTTGTCGCAGTGCCATCATTTTATCTAGGCCATGATAGCGTACTACATCAGCAGGAAAAACAAATTCACCTTCACTTACGTTAGCGGGTATGTCATCACGAACACCTTCTTTAGTGCCGCCAATAGGTACACGATTGCCTGACACTTCGTCAATCTCGCCACCCTCATCGTTTAATCCACCTAGTGCAAAGTTCATTTGGTTCTCCATTGGTACTAATCCACCTTCCTTATAATTTTTTGGTTTAACTAAACCGCCTGTATTAAATCCTGCATCTTCTCCTAGTACTGACCTAAGATCATTTAAAGTAGGCAAATCTTTACCATTTTTTCTTAATGCTTCTGCTTCTCTAGGATCAAGTATTTTAGTAATTTTCATATTACCACCAATAATCCATGTCTCAGCATCTGCTTGACCCTGTTTATATTTATAACTACCGCCTAACGGTACTTCATCATTAATGTCTGCTGTTCCATTTATTTTTTTATCTGCTATAGCTTGCCAATTTACATCATCTGGCATTTCTACTTCTGCCCAAACATGATCATCTGCTCTAATTTTTATAGAATAAGATATACCATTTTTATTTTTTCTTGATTTAAAAGACTCTGAAGGAAATTGCTTAGTCTTTTTTAATGCATCCCACTGTGATTTAGTTACGTTTTGTTGAGGTCCAAGATGAGTAGCAATAGGGTTAGTACCTGCGTGCCAACCCGGTCTTGCTGCAACTGCAAGAGTTGTTCCATGTGGAAATTCTTTACTAGGTTTTGATACAGAAAATCCGCTATCTAATATTTTTTGTTTAGTAACTTCGTCAGGAACTTTAACTTGAACACCAGTGCCTTTTATTTGTCCTTGTACAGCACCCTTTGCACCCTTAGAAGGTACATAGTGTCCTATTTTTCCGCTTTTAGTTTTTACTTTAAATGCTGTGTCAGGAAAATCAGCATCTAACCATTTATTAGTAGGTACATCTTTTGCAGCATTAACAAATAATGGATATAATTTATCATCTGCGCCTCTAACAAAAAGTTTATATGCTTTTCTAGTTTTCTTTGGTAAATTAGTACTAGAGTACATAGGTTTACTTGATCTAGCAAAAGAACCTACTGCGCCTTTAGGTGCATTACTTACTGCAAGTCCTGATCCACCTACTGTACCTGCAATAGAAGTAATATCATTTATATAATTTTCATCTGCTTCTGCTAAAACTTGATCATCTACTAATGGTCTACCCATAAAAGTAGTATAGTCTTCATTTATATAAGCATCTCTTCCTTGCATAGCTTTATCAAGAGTATTATATGCGCCTTTAATTATTCCTGTAGTAGTTTCTATTGGATCATTATACAAAGAGGTTGCAAATGTATTTATATTTTTTGTTAGTTTTTCACCGGGAGTTACTTTATCATCATCAAAACCAATTACATTATCCATAAGATTATAAGTAACACTACGCCCTGCAGTATTCTTTTCTGAAGTAGGTTTTTTTATTCTTGACAAAAGACCCATACCTTTTTCAGCCATTTTGTAGTACCTCTTCCCTAAGTAAAAGTAATCTGCGTAGGGCATGTATAGCCCCTTGCGCCCTATAGACAATAACACTTTCGTCTGTTTGTTCCATAGACCGTTGTTGTTGCTTAATTAAATCCTCAACATAGTTATTGAATTGGTCCCATTCCTGCTGGTTGACCACCAGCGGCTTGAGGTTGTTGAGTAGGTTGTTGTTCATTTCCAGTAAATCCTTGTTGTCCCGGTGCTGGTACTCCACCTGTACCTATCGTTGCTCCACCTGACCCCGATGGGTCCATAGGCGGTTGTCCTCCTTGAGGCTGTGGGGGCTGCTCCTGTTGAAAGCCCTTCATCATTTCTGCTTGTAGTGCAGCTTCATTCATATTGTTTGTTACTTTATCTGGGTCAAGATCAAGAGACTTTGCAATCTCCCTAATAATATAATCAAACTTAGTAAAGGGTGCTAGTGATGGTGCTGCTGCAATCTGCATAAACTGTGTAAGTCGTTGACTACGTACCTCATTAGCCATAAGACTTTCAGTGCCACGTGCCTTGACTTCCAAGTCACCCTTAATGTCAGGGTCAAAGTCAAACTGCATGTTAAACCTAAACAAACCCTCACCTAATGGACGCAGTAGGTAGTCATCAATGTTCTTAACTACAGACTTAATACTTCCCTGTGCCGCACCCATAAGCATACTAATGCCTGATGCAGTACGACCTACACCTGTAACACCTGTCTGACCATGAGCAAAGCTAGGGAAGCCTGTGCTTTCATCAGCAAGTACACGTGCCTTATCAAACAGTTGCAAGTTCTCACCTGACACGTTAGGAAACTTAGTACCAAAGATAGCCTGTCCCGGTGCGCCACCTTGACGCCTAAAGACTTTGCCGGGATACAGTGACAAGTCTTGACCGGGAACTAGGTTCGTTTCATCAATCTCTATAAGTAAGTTACCCGACAGTACAGCATTGTCCACAGCCATACGCATAAACCCATTCATTAAGGTCTGTGTGTCATCCATGTTTTCAGCTATACCTACACCAAAGAAGCTATAGGGATTGAGTTCATACGGGGCAGCATGATACGGTATACGGGCAGGTTTAAATGGATTGATTACCATACGCAGTAGTTTGCCATTACATACCCAAACATTAGCCTGTAGTTCATCTACGTCACTAAGCTCAGAAGGAATGTCTACGCCCTGTTCTTCTAAGAAATCTACATCTACCATGCCCCAGTACTCTAGTACCTCATAGCGTTCTACGCCATATTCAGGTGCATAGTCAGACAGATCGTCTTCCCAAAATTCTTTATTATAGTTTTCCCCAAGTTTAATTGCATCGTCAATTACATTGTCCCTAAAGAAAGGACGCCTCTTGAGTTGACGTAATTGTGACCGTGACATTTTGTGACGTTCAATTACATACTGTGCCTCATCCATATTGTTTGCGTCTGGATCAGGGTAAAAGTTCCACACAGATACATGAGATACCTGTGGTACTGTTTTAATTGTAGGGCTGTAAGTGCCTTCTTCATCCCAGTGAGGGTACTCTTTGTCTACAGCAAATGGACCCTTCATAACACCAGTGCCAAACAAAGCCATTTCAAATGCAGTATTACGTAGATGCTTACTTGCATTAGACTCTTCTAGTTGGTCTTGTATTTTCTTCTGCATCTTCTTTGCAGCTACCATAGCTGGACTAAAAGTAATGGCGGTAGGGGTCATGCCTGTGCCATTACGTAGGCCACTAATATCTTTTAACTTATCAGTAAGTGGGCCAAGCATTTCACCAAGTGTTTTACTTGTTGCACCTTTAGCAAGTTCTTTACCGTCACCCTTAAAGCCATAGGGACTTACTTGCTCATCTACTTCTGACTCTTTAATCTGATCAGGTTCTTTAGGGTCAAAGTTTACATCAGACACTACCCCTTCAGGTAGTTCAGTAGGATCAACAGTAAGTGGGAATTTATTATTAGCAAACATGATAGACTCAAGCTGCTGATAGGCTGCAAGGGTTTTAGTTTTAGTTACTTTAATAAATACCCTTGACTTTTCAGCTTCAGTAAATTGTACATCAGGGCCATATATACCACGGTAGTTTCTATATGCAGAAAGCCAACGCTGTTCGTCTTGATTGCGGTACTCTTCTGCACGTTTAAAACGACCCTCAATGTAAGGAATAATATTATTGGTTTGATAATCGTCTATTGAAGATTGCTCACTGTCCTCTAGTACAATTGATTCGTCTTCAATGAATGTATTTTCTTCTTCCATTTATATTTCCTTAATATCCAAAAGTTGAGTCTGCCATAGGCATACTGTTAGCTGGTACACCCCTACTGTCAAAGTCCCATACACTAAAGCGTGGTCGAGACATTATACCATAACGTAATGCATCATACAAGTGATCTTCCGCATGTGTGTCCACATCTTCTGGATTCTTTTTATCCAAAGGAATAGCAGGTAGTTGTGAGATAGTTTCAGTACAGGTATTAAAAAACACCATCCTAGATTCTTCAGTAAACTCATCTACCTGTAGGCGTCTGTGTATTTCGTTCTTACCTGCCACACGTGAGCCTTTGCTTCTATCTGATGGACGCCAGCGACAGCCCCTCATAATCATCTGCTCTGCTAGGCTAGGGCCAGTGTCACCACGCTTATGCCACAAGGAAGAGTCAAGTACACCATAACGCATGTTACCATCACCAGCCTCTAATTCAAGCACCATGTCAGCTAAATCTACCGCAAGAACTTTAGATACATACAATTCTCTGTACACTACCAACTGCTCATCAGGACTAACTGCAAACCATAGGACTCCTGTGTAACTTCCGTAACCGTAATCGCAAGCTCTAAACTTAACCCAGTTATTAGGAATTTCAAAAGGATCAATGACATGTAGGTTTCTGTCAAACTCTGTAAAGGCTGCGCCTTCTTTAATGTCCCAATCACCATCTAGTAATTGTCTACGTTGTTGCTCTGGCAGTGACAAAAGCATTGCTTCATAGTCACCCTGTTGAGATAGGTACGGGTTATCTTTTAGTCTTGCAGGTATAAACCTACGTTTAAACAATGGTCTACCTGCTCTAGCATGTCCTGCAGGGTACTTTAGTTGCTCACCTGTATCAATGTCTGTAGCTATAAAAGGCTTACCTGCAGGTGCAGGATCAATAAACATCTTTTTTACCCAGTGATGGCCTCTGCCGCCGGGGTTTGTGGTTGCCCTCATTGAAAGAGGTAACTCAGGGTCTGCTGTACGTAAACGTGATCTCATATAATTCCAAGCAAAAGGTGTAGCCCATTGGGTAAGTTCGTCAAAACCAATCCAACTAAATGCCAATCCTTGATACTTAGTAACATCCTGATCCTTATCTAAATAACTCATCCACAGAGTAGCCCCTGATGGTGCAGTCCACTGCATCTTACGTTCTGACCATTTAATACCGGGCCAAATCTTAGGATACATTTCTTGTGATTTACTAATAAGTTCTCTTAGTTCTTCTGTTGTGTGACGCAGTAGTAGGCCACTAAAGTTGGAATTACCCATATACCGCAAAGGATCAGCAAGCATAGCGTAAGACTTACCACCACCAGCACTGCCTCCGTACAGGACTTCTCTTTCTCCTGATGCAAGAAAGTTTGTTTGTGGTCCCTCATTAGGCTTAAAGATAATGTTGTGATTTTCTTCAACCTCTTTAATATACTCTTGTTCAATTATATTAGACTGCGGTATTTGATTCTTCACTATCTTTTTTGCAGTCGAGCCTTTTGTTTTCGATGGCTTCCGCTTTGGAGAGCGCCGCTTTTGCATATTCTGCCCATCTGCGTAGGCTTGTAGCTTGTTGTTTTCTACTTCTTTCATTCTTTACCCGTTTCATTAACCCTACATGAGATATACTTCTACCTGTATGTGCGCTTAACCAATTAGCAACTTCTCTGTATGAGTATTGCTTTAAGTACTTTTTAGCTAGTACCAACTTATTGAGTTCGTCAGGTATAGGTTTTAATATGTTTATATCATCAGGATCAACTATATACCCAAAAGGTATTGTACGTGATATTTTAGGAATGTCAACCCACTCATTGTCTATTTGTACGTCAGTGGGTTGAGGAAGTTTCCATTTGCCTAAAGGTCTAGTCATCACACATGCAGTTGTCTGTGCTTTCTCCACAAGAACACATTTCTTTATTCTTAGCTGGCATCAACATGACACCACCCTTTGCTTCTACTTGGAGCTTTTCTGTTTTAACCAATCCAGTACGGTCCAGTAGTTCCTTTGCAGCCGCAACTTTATCTCTAAGGCCCAGTTCTGTGGGGTCATAAAGACCACCGACAATAGCCATTGCAGCTTTTGGTGCATTCCTTGCCATATAACTTTGAGTTGCGTCAAGTATTTCTTCCTTCATACTATTGACAACCTCAGATGTACTGTAGCTGTCAGCATAACCTGCCATACGTTTAGCAGTTAAAACATCTCCACCTGCACCATCAAACAGTACATTGAGAAATAACTGTTGCTTCTCTGTAAGGTTACGTGCCATTATTTTAGTTCCTTATATTTAGGTAAGCAGTACGCCACCACCTTATCTTCTAATGTAAGGGCATGTGTACTGTATCTCTTAGTAATTTCTTTAGCGTAGTAGTTGCAGTGATCAATGTTTGTAAATATCATTATGTCCTCTATTAATTCTCTAGTTACACCTAGATATACCATCAGGACAAACGTGTACATATCTACATCATTTCAAAATGTGGTGCATCAATAAATGGCCTACGACCCTGTGATCTACGTACATCAACATATGCATTCATAGCGTCTTCCATTGAGCCATCCCAATCAGCAATATTACCTACTGTCCAAGCGGCTCCCCACTTGAGAGCTATACCCTTTTGTTTGGCAGCAGCAGCCATAGCGTCAGCTAGTTCGTCGTACTTATTTAAAGCCCAAGTTACGTTAGGGCCAATGTAGGCCACCAGATCAACTGCACGGCCCTCTAGGTGCTTACTCTTCATAGTTTGTGAGGCACCACTAGCTACCAAGGCTTCCTGCTCCTGTACGGTACGCATACCGCATGTAACACCAAAGTCTACCTTAGTAAGTTCAATAGCAGCTTTTACTACTTCTATTAAATCAGGCTCAATGCCACCAAGTCTTCCTGTGCTACGTGATGATAGTTTAAACGACATTCTTTTTCTCCGCTATGAGCCTTGCTTGCTCTCGTATTTGTTCCTGTTGTTTCTCTAAGTTAGTAAATTGCCTATCAGTCTCACTTAACTGCGGCATCTTTACTACATTACTTTTTTCCAAAGAACTTACTCACTGAACGCATTCCTATGCTGGCACTTACAATACCACCTAATGCAATCTGATACCACTGAGGCATTATTTCTAGTGAAGCAAAGCCCTGTGCAACTATAGCATTACCCCACTCACCACAGAATGCAAGTATAAGAGGAATACTGAATAGTAAAGTAATCCATTCGTCTTTCCATGAGTTCTCAGTAGCTCTCATAGCTTCTAAGTCCCAATCAATCTCACCAGTAAGCTGCTTCTTTTTAATCTCAGCCTCAGTTAGTTTGATCTGTGTCTTGCCATCAATGATACTAGTAGCTAGTCCTGTGAGGCTACCTATAAGTTGACCAATCATTTGTGTTTCTCATTGCCTAGCCACACGGCAAAACAACCTGTAAGTGCGCCCATACAAATTGATACTAGTCCCGATTGTTGAATAGATGGGTCAGGCAATGTCATAAACCAGTGAACTGCTTGATAGGTTAATACAGTTACTGCAAGCATCATAATACGTGGCATTAGCTGCCACTTCAGTATACGCTCCATAATAATCTCTGGCATTTACTTCCCCCTATATTTCTTTACTTTTGCTGCAACCTTTTTAGGTTGAGCCACGTGCTGCTTGCCCTGCGCCGTGCCTCTTCGTTTGGCACTTGTTGAAGCAGAATACTCAGCACTAGTAAGAGACTTAATAGCTTTAGCAGGAAGGTATCTTTCACCAGTAGCCTTAGACCCCTGTGTAGAGGGCTTACCACTTTTGGTTCTCCAATCTTGCTTAGTCCACTTATTAAGACTTTTTTGTGACTTGTTTAGTGCCATCAACTTTTGCCTTTGCTTTTTTACTTAGGTCTTTATAGTGAAATAATTTTACACTTGTTTTACTGTGTGCCTTACCAGTATGCAAAGAACCATTAGGCATCTTGTGAGTGCCGCCTTTATGTTCTGTGCCATCTTTCTTATAGTGCTTTACGCCCTTCATGATGTATAACCTCCACCTGCTTTTTTATAACGAGAAGCGACAAGTTGTGCTTTACGGGCCGACCACTGACCGGGCCGACCACCTTTTGATCCAGCTTTAACTGCAGCAAAAATACGCTTACGCTTAGTAGGCTGAGTATAATTACCCGCCGCATTAACTGTACTTGTCGAAGACTTTTTTGATTTCGCCACGTGTTATTCCTACATCCCGTAGTCCTGAATCTGACATATTTACAAGTTGCCAGTACTGTACTCTACGCATTTGCGCCCGTTGAATTGCCTTAATAATATTCTTGAACATAGTATATTCTCCTTATGCTTTACTACAAGGATAGTTATACCATGTTCAAGTTAAAATTTATACAGTTATTAATGCAACCCCGCCATGCACAAAGTACACGGCAAGGAAGTTAGAATTATGATAAGACTACACGTACTAGTGTACTTGAACCACTACCCCGTCTATAGTTTAGAATAGTGGCATTGCCTATTGCTTTAGGTACGACAAGAGTATGTACACCAGCAGGTAACATAATGTCGTTATCTGTAATGTCAGCCTCTGCTGTAGCAAACCCAATGTCTAAAGCGTGACTTGTCTCAATAAGCACCATCTTAGCGTCAGTGCAAACTACGTGTGTAGTAGCAGTGTTACCTAAAGTAACTGC